TTGTCGGGGTCTGGGTCGAGGTCGAGGTCGAGGTCTGGGTCGAGGTCGGGGTCTGGGTCTAAGTAACTCTAACAAACGAAAGGAAAATAAATATGAAGAAATTAGTAAAAGTTGAAGAGGTAGAATCAGAAGGTTTAATTGGATTGCTTGGCAAGGATGTAATGATTTTCTGCCTGAGTTACATTTATGCAGGAACACTGTCAGGCGTTAATGATGAATTCATAAAACTTGACGATGCAAAAATCGTTTATGAAACAGGTTCTTTTGATTCAAATGGGTACGCAGATGCCCAGTCATTACCGCAAAAAACTGTGTATATTATGAAGCGAAACATTGAATCGTTTGGGTATGGGAAATGAGCGCACTAAACCACCTACAGAAGGGGGAATGAAAAGATGAAAATCAAAGAAGTGACTTGGCAACATAGAAACGATTTCCACGCAATACTTGAATGCGAACACTGTCACGATGTTCAAATATTAAAGACAGGGTATAACGACGAATATTACCATAATCGTGTTTTGCCAGCCATAACCTGTATTCATTGCGATAAGAATAGATTCGGTGAAATACCAGAACAAAAAAACTATAACGGTTTGGTTTCAGTATGAATAACCCCGACCTAAAAAAACTTAAAAAATTGGCAGAACGATGCACATTTTTTGATGGGCACGATGAAGATGGCATATTGATTGACCAAGTTTTATCAAATTATTGGAGCGGTCGGATGGATTCGAACCACCGTCCTAGTGCGTCACTTTGTACGCAATTACTCTACCCCTGAGCTACGACCACGATTTTTAGTATTAGTTTAATAATTGACGTTGGCGATTCTAAAAAAACTGACACACTAAAAATAAGTGGCTAAAAACAAATTTGTCAAAAGACAAATCGACAGTTTTCATGTTCACACCTATGACCTAGCATCATTGTTTAAGAAGTGCGGTAATCCGGCTTCTCTCAAGTTCGTTGTCCAGCCTGATACCCATGTCGTACATCGTGATTATAAAGCCGTAGACGTATTTCTACAGTTTATTGAGTACTGGAAACCTCATGCCCACATCATCCTTGGTGATTTCCTAGACGCCGAAGGAATCACTCACTGGCCTAACGATGAACTTCGACACCGTGACTTTATCTCCGAAGTGATAGAAGCAAGAGAACTTTTGGCTCAGATTGTTAAAGTTACGCCGCAATGTAAAGAAAGAATTTTTCTAGAAGGAAATCACGAAGACTGGATTAAACAAGCAATGGCTTTCAAGCTCCCTGAGTTCTTTATTGGACTCGAAAAACTAGGCCTCTTGCCAGACCTTAAAGCCTTACTCGACTTAGACAAACTAGGATACCGCTTAATCCCTTTAAATCACCTTTTACAGGTAGGTTCGGCTAACTTCACTCATGGCTATTACACATCGTCAAATCACCCTAAAACGCATTTAAATCGAGTTAAAGGCAATATATTCTACGGCCACCTACATGACGAGTTATCCACACATGAGACAGGTCTTGGTGGAATTCTAGAATCTGCATCCCTAGGCTGTCTATGCCGGCTGGATCCAAAATTTACTAAAGGCAAACCTACAAACTGGATACACGGCTTCGGTATTTTTGAGTTCTTCCCAGACGGATCGTACGTCCGTTACCAAGTCCGTATCCGTGACGGTCGCATCTCATACAACGGCAAAGTATTCCAGTCTAAATAACTGTCAAAAAAATATCATATTGTAATAATTCCAACACCTGTCAAAAATAAACGCATGAGTCAAAAACAAGTCACTTTAGATAATCCATTAGACACGCTCGAAGAAGCTGCCCCGACTAAAGCAAAAGCATTCCCTGTCGGAAACTATGTCATCTCTCTTGAGACATTAAAAAAACTTAATCTCTCACTACATGATGCATTAGAACAACTTGAATGCGCTTTAGTAGTTGAGTCAATCGAACAACACAAAGGCAACTTCACTCAAGCTGCTAAAACACTCGGTCTTAATCGAACTACATTCATGATGAAAATTAGAAAACTAAGACAATACGGAATCGAACCAAAAGCATATCGAGCAAAATTTTCTTTTAACTCATGAGCAGACCAAGAGAAAAAACAGGTAAACGAGGTGCGCCACGCTTAATTGTGGACGAAGCACAAATTCAAGGCATGGCCTTAAGAGGTTGTAGCAAAATAGCAATTTGTCGCTATCTAGGAATTTCTCACGATACTTTTCAGCGTAGATTTAACGACTTGTATGAAAGAGCTAAAGCTGGTGGAGATATCGCTATTAATGCAGCAGTTTATGATGAAGGCGTGAATCAAAGAAACACTGTAATGCTTAAACTTCTTTACGAAAATAGATTAGGAAATACTCCTAAAGTTCATATCGGTGGAGATCAAGAAAATCCAATTCAAGTAGAATCAAAAATTAACTACGATTCTTTATCAACCGAAGATTTACTAACTATGCACGCAATACTAGAAAAGGTTTCTAAATGTGCAAGTTGATATTCAAGAAATTGAAAAAGCGTTAGCTAAACGAAAGTTCAAATTTTTTGTTAAATATACAAAAAACGATTACCAGTTTAATTGGCATCACGAGTTGTTAATTCAAAAGCTAGAAGACTTTGCTCTAGGTAAAATTAAACGACTAATGATCTTTATGCCACCGAGACATGGGAAATCAGAACTTGCTTCTCGTATGCTTCCTGCATGGCTGTTTGGGCTTAATCCTAAAGCAAAAATAATTTCTACTTCATACGCTTCAGAATTATCTTCATCATTTAATCGTGACGTTCAACGTGTAATTGACAACGAACAATACAGAAAAGTGTTTCCAGACATTAGATTATCTGACGGTAAACGTGCCGCTAATGCTTCATATCTTAGGAATAACGACATATTCGAAATCGTTGGAACTGGCGGTTCATACCGTTCTGCTGGTGTCGGTGGGGCTATTACTGGTCTAGGCGGAGATTATTTAATTATCGACGATCCTATCAAGAACTATGAAGAAGCTAAGTCACCCACAATTAGACGTAAAGTTTGGGAGTGGTACACCTCAACTCTATATACTCGACAAGAAAAAAACGCTGGCATTCTACTAATCCAAACCCGTTGGCACGAAGATGATCTAGCAGGAATACTTTTAGAAGAAATGAAAAAAGGTGGCGAGTACGCAGATCAATGGGAAGTAATTTCTTTTCCTGCGATCTTAGATAAAGAATCACCTACTGATCCACGCAAGATCGGTGAAGCTCTTTGGCCTTGGAAATATGACGAAAGATTCTTGCAAGTTACTAAACACACAATGGGAACGTTTCAGTTCTCGGCACTTTATCAACAAACTCCAACACCTGACGAAGGTATTTACGTTAAAACTAATTGGATTAAATACTACGATCATCTGCCACCGAAACTAGATTACACGTTCCAGTCTTGGGATATGACCTTTGGTTCTACAAATGAAAACGCTTCATTCGTGGTAGGTTCTCTATACGGAGTTAAAGGCGCAGATATTTACCTCATTGACCAATTACGCAGACAAGCCGACTTTGTTGAAACGGTCTCCATGTTCAATCACATGACTGCTAATCACCCTTCTGCAACAGCTAAACTCGTAGAGAAGAAAGCTAACGGCCAAGCTGTGATAGATTTCTTAAAAAGTAAAATATCTGGCATCATACCTATCGAGCCAGACTCATCAAAAGAATCTCGTCTTTCCGCAGTGCTTCCTTTATACGAAGCTGGAAACATTCATTACCCAAATCCCTTTCATAAACCTTGGGTTCAGGATCATGTTAATGAAATTGTTTCATTCCCAAATGGCAAGTTTAATGACAGGGTAGATGCTGAAACACAAGCTCTGTCGTATGTTAAAAGAACTGGTGTTGGAAAATTTACAAAAGAAATGGCAAACTTAGAATCATCAGGCATGGGACTGGGCGATTCAAAGTGGTAGGAGAATAAATGGCACTTACAGATTATCTTAAAAATATCCTTGGTATAGCAAACAATAATCCGCAAATCACACTACCTCCAGTTCCTCAAGTCGGGCCTGTTCCAGTTAAGACAGTCGAAGTCGGTAGTACTGGTACTGAAATCTATGCTGGTTATATTTCAGAAGAATATCTGTCAGAACTTCAAGGTAAAGAATGGGCAGACAAAGTCGATCAAATGCGACGATCAGATCCGAATGTTAAAATGATTGTTAGCGCACTTAAACTGCCACTTAAATCTGCTAACTGGTATGTAAAGACACTTGAAGATTCTGAAATGGCAGAATTCCAAAAAGCCTTAATTCAAAAAGTTTTGTTTGAAGACTTAAATAAATCATTTACTAAATTCATCGGTGAGGCTCTTACTTGTGTAGACTTCGGATATAGTTTATTTGAAATCACTTATCAGCCTAAGTTTGATGATCCTAAAATTGGAACTTACAACACTGTTAAAAGTGTAGCGTGGCGTTCTCAGAGAACTATTGAGCGTTGGAATGTTGCTCCAGACGGAACGCTTCTAACTGTAACTCAAATGTCTAATGGTGACTTAGGTAAGAACGTAGAACTAGATTCTCGTTTCTTACTTCACTTCGCTCCAGACCAAGAAGGTGACAACTTTGAAGGCATTTCTGTTCTTCGTGCTTGTTATGGTAACTTTTTGCGTAAGAATGTTTATTTAAAACTAATGGCAGCAGGTATGGAAAAGTACGCAATTCCTACTCCTGTTCTTAGTGTTCCTGAAGGTAAAGATGGTTCACCTGAATACAAAAACGCATTAAACGCTCTTAAATGCTATGTCTCAAATCAAGCTAACTACATGACCATGCCTCAAGGATGGGAATTAGAATTTAATAACTCAAACTTTGACGCAGAAACGATAATCACAGCGATTGAATTTGAAAATAAAGAAATGGTGAAGTCGATACTAGCGTCATTCTTACTTCTTGGTCAGAACGGTACAGGATCACTTGCGCTTTCAAAAGACTTGTCAGACTTCTTCGGTCAAACAGTTACTTACCTAGCTGACCATTTAATCGAACAGATTACTCGTAAACTAATTATCCCGATCATTAAAATGAATCTCGGTGATGAGCCAGTAAAAGTAGAACTTGTATGCGACAGCTTAGAAGATAAGCCTACTCAAGAATGGGCTACTATGATTAAAACTCTAATTGATTCAGGCATGGTATCTTCAGACGAGAACCTTAAAGACTTCGTTCGTCAGAAGTTTAAATTACCTGAAGCAAATATAGTTGAGCCTGTAGTTGCTCCTGAGCAAACCCCACCAGAACAAACACCTCCGCCTAACGCTCAGTTAGCAGAAAAAAAAAAGACAAAAAAAAGCACAAAAGAAGCTGACTTAATTCGTGAGACTTCTTCTTTACTTAAAACTGCTGGGCGTAGTTATTTAAAGAACTTCTCTCGTAAGTACATTAAATCTGTACTCGCTGCTAAGAGTAAAGCTAATGAACCAAATCAAATAAAAGCTCCCGTCAATGCGAACGTCCCTAGTTTGACGGAATATGTAAAAGTTCTTAAATCAATCGGTTACTACAACGCTATCGAAGCGAACAGAATCGTTGAAAAGAACTTTAATAAGAAACCTAAAAAATTAGCTGAGTTCAATCTTGCTAACACTAAGTTCAAACGTGTAGAGAATGCTTTTGATGAGTTATACGATGCGTTTAAATTACTAGAAGCCGCAGTAACTCCTGATGAAGTATCAGAAGCGATCTACATCATGGGTCGAATTTCAGATAAAGTTAATTTAATCTTTGGTGATTATCTTACTTATGAACAAAAGCAAATGATCGACGCTAAAGCACAGGTCTTAGCTGACACACAAAAAGCTGATGCTATTAAACCAATAGACTTTCAGTATCAGAATAGCTTGTCTTACGCTACTGATGAGCAATTAGAACAAGACATGATTGACGCTAGTGAGAAATTCATTAGCGGTAATTCTATTGACGTTGCAGCCGATGTTCAGTCATCAAAATCAACTAATGACGCTATTCAGACAGCAGCAGAACAATGGTCAGAATCAACTGGTGACAGTATAGTTTCTTGGACTTTTGTAGCTGTTGATGATGATGTGACAACCGAATTATGTTCTGAACTTGACGGATGGACGTTTGAAGACGGTTCACCTTTAGTCGATAAATACTCGCCACCGTTACATTTCAACTGTCGATCGTTCTTGCAAGTAAACACAGCAAGCATGAATGATTTACCTGAAATTGACGCTGGTGAGCCTAAGCTGTCAAAGAAAGCTCAATCACAAATCCAGTTCGGTGAATTGAAAAAGCATAAGAGTGTCAAAAAATAGGTAATTGAACCTTTTAGTTTGTAGCCGCATTCTATTTGAGATGCAACTCACAAGTGGCTACAAAATGAACGTCACCAAATTCATTCTGCAGGATGGATTTCCAACTATTGATGCCAGCACACGGCTGCGTAAAATGCAGATCATTCGTGCTGGCACCTTCACTGACCCACGTTACGGCGTGTTTGATATTACACCTAAGATGCTTCAAGAAATGGTCGATAACTTCACAACTGGAGTTCGTGGAATTATCCCAGCGTTAGATTACAAACATGATTCAGATGATATTGCTGCTGGATGGTTTAAATCTTTGTACCTATCTGAAGACGGAAAAGAACTTTGGGCAGAGATTGAAATGACACCGAAAGGTGAAAAAGTATTAGCAGATAAAGAGTTCGGTTATGTGTCGGCAGATTTAGACACAGCATACATCGACAATGAGACTCAAAAAGAATTTGGCTGTGTTCTATTGGGCGCAGGACTTACTAATCGTCCTGTTATTAAAAGAATGGAGCCAGTAATTCAACTCTCTGAAAAGGAAAAAGATCCTGTTCAAGAGAAAATAAAAAAACTGGTCAAAGAGGGTAAGCCTCAAGATCAAGCTGTTGCCATTGCATTAGAAATGCAACGTCAAGGCAAACTTTCTGAAGGAGAAGGTATGACTGAAGAAGAAAAAAAGAAAATGGCCGACATGGAAGCAAAACTTGCTGGCTATAAAAAACTTGAGGAAGAAATGCAATGCGCTGACTCAGAAGCCATGATGCAAAAAGTCCTTGAAATGAAGAAAAAATTGGAACCAGCAAAAGATCCTGCTGCTCCAGAACAACAACCTGAGAAAGAGGTAGAGGTAGAAATGAAAGAACTAGAAGAAGCAAAAAAAGAACTAAGTGAATTAAAAGCTAAAATGTCTTTAGCTGAAAAAACAACTGAATTTGAATCGCTAATGAAAGAAGGAAAAGCCGTTGAAGCTCAACGTGAATCTTTCTTAAAAGGCGACATGAAAGAATTTATCGCTAAAGCGCAGCCTATTAAATTGGCAGAAGAAGGCTCTGCTGCGGTACCTGCTGACTCTACTAAAGACGATGCAGAAGACAAGATTCTTGAGAAAGCTAAAAAACTTTCTGAAGAAAAAAAGATCAGCATGAAAGAAGCTATTTCTCAAGTGTTGAAAACTGAAACTAAACTTGCGGAAAAAATCCGCTAATAATCGGGTAGGGAGGAAAATAATATGTCTACACCGTTTCTAAAGCCACAATGTCAGGCTTTTTTAGCTGGAGCGGATCTTTCTGCACACCAGTATAAATTAGTCAAATGGGACTCTTCGAATAACTCAGTTGTTCTTTGCGGTAACGCAGAGAAGCCAATGGGTGTTCTTTTGAATGCGCCAGCTTCTGGAGAAGTTGCTGAAGTCGCAGTTCAAGGCGGAGCAAAAATTAAAGTAGCTTCAACTGTTGCTCTAGGTGCTTCATGCGCTTCGGGTGCGAACGGCGTTGGCCGTAATGCAGTTGCAGGTGAATGGGCGATTGGTACATTCCAAGATGCAGGTGCATCTGGTGATATTGTCCCAGTCATTATCGACCTACATCAGTTGGACGCATAATAAAGGGGGAATGAAAAATGTCACAACAAACTGCAATTGTAAATAAGTTACTTACCAATGTTTCTAATGGATTATTTCCAGAAGGTCACATTGCTGAGAAAGTGTTTCCAAAGATTTCTGTAAAGCAGAAGTCAGGATTAATCGGTGCTTATGGTAATAACCATATTCGCCTAGTTGACGATCTAATTGGTGGTCAATCTGAAGCTCGTCGTGTAACTCCGATCAGCCGAAGCAATTCACCATACGTCATCATGAGCCATGCTCTTGAAGGCTTAGTCACTCCTGACGACTACGCTAACGTAGAACAACCATACGATGCTGAAGCTGATGAAACTTTAGGCGTTACTTCTTTGCTTTTAACTAACAAAGAACGTGCTCTAGCTTCTCAGTTGTTCAACACTGGTGTGATCACTAATAACGCCACTCCGGGCACTAAGTTCGACAACTATACTTCTTCTGATCCGTTGTTGTTCTTCAAACAAGCTCAAGATTCAATCTATGACTTGACTGGTAAAAAAGGTAACGCTGCTATCATGAGCCGTGTTGTTTACAACACCCTTAAATACCATCCTCAAATCCTAGACATTCTTGGTTTCAAATATAACCAAATCGGATTGTTCTCTGAAGCTGACATTGCAAAAGCAATGGACGTTGACCAGTTGTTGATTGCTGATGCGATCTACAATAACTCGGTTGAAGGTCAAGCTGATTCAATCGCTCCAATCTGGGGTGATTCAATTCTTGTG